GGTAAATTCATGATTGAAAAAATGATGTATGCAGCCATCGCGTTTGGATGGGCGGTCATCGTCTATTCCATCGTAGAAATCATTCGGGAGTGGACAGAGGATGAGTAAGTGGATATACGAAGGTAATTACGGTTTGAGTGTGCGCACCCTTCGGGTCACGCCGTTCAACGAAGTCGTTCTCTTCGAGGTTCTCAGCCGGAACGGTAGACAAATGGGCGCGGTGGAACTCACTGTACGCAGAGCTCGTATGTTGGCCCGCGAGTTGGGACATTGGGCCGACAAACGGTCTGACAGGTGGATACGAACGCAAAGGGACCGTAAGCGGGCGCGGCGGTCCACCCAAGGCGGAGGTATGGAATGACAACGATTCAGAAACCACGGCCTGACTGTGTGAGGTCGTTGACTTACAAGAAGCGGACGGGATGCGGGTCACTCTACGTTACCATCTCGCACCCGGATGAAGAGTACCGTGAGATATTCGCAACACTGGGCAAGACCGGTGGCTGCGCTGCGGCGTATGCCCAGTCGCTGACTCGCATGATTACGTTGGCAGTGAACTGTGGGGCGCCGCTCGACCGGGTATGCAGGCAGCTCGATGGCGTGCGTTGCCCCCAGGATTCATTCCACATTCCATCTTGTCCACAGGCTGTCGCGCAGGTTATCACGAAGGTGTGGATAAGGAAGGAGGTCGATAACGATGTACGTCCTGCTGTACGGCCGACCGGGGTCGGGAAAGACGACGATGGCGGCCACATTCACGAAGCTGGGCCTGAGAGTGCACATCCTTGATGTCGACTGCAAAGTCGGAACGATGGAAAATCTGAAGCCATTCTTCAAGGACGGACTCCTTGAGGTTACCGAAGTCAAAGAGCTGCTCACTCAGGCCAAGCTGGCAACGAAAGTGAAGAGTCCACGAGCTGCAATCGCGGCGCAACCGCGGGGATACATGCGCATCGTTGAGTTTATCGACGACCTCGTCGCGAAGATGGACTCCGGTGAGGAGCCGCCTTTCGACGTCCTCGTTCTGGACTCACTCACCAGCGCGATTGAACACTTTAAACGGCTGCTGATGCATTTGGATAAGCCGAAAGAGGACCTTCGCCTCGAATTTGACCACTGGAATGCACTGCTCGCAAATCTCGAGGAACTGTTTACGACCTTGCAGTACCTGCACGGCTGGCTCAAACACATCGTTGTAATTGCGCACGAGCGCATTGATTATGAGAGGTCAGGTGAGATGGCGTCTATCTCCGCAATTTTGCCTGCAATCGAAGGGTCGATGCGTGAGAAAGTGGGTAAGTACTTCGGTGAGGTATACAACCTGCAGGTGTCCCAAGTCGGAACGAAGGTTGAACGACGCGTGTTAACTCAACCCATTCGCAAATACGTAGCGCGAACGAGTCGTGACCTCGAAACCTTTGAGGTCGCTGACTTCAGTGTTATCCTATCCCGAGGAGCAAAGTGATGAGTAATGGCATCGTGATGAGTGATGAACGTATTCGGCTAAGCTGTGCATCGGTGGAGACCTATCTTACATGTCGCCAGAAGTATTATTGGCGATACGTCTGCAAGTTGGTTCCCAAACGGAAGCCCGTGCCGATGCAGGTCGGTTCAATCTTGCATCACCTCCTATCCCTGCACATTCAAGGGATGTTGACCCCGGACGCGATAGGTTCACTTGATGAGCTGGTACAAATGATTTCTCCATCGAACGAGGAAGTGGTCTCCATGGAAGTTGCCCATGAGGCTGCCCAACTCGTGTTGGGGTACATCGACAAGTATAGGAACGACCCTCTCAATTTTGTGGCGACCGAAGTCCACGTCGAGTATGCACCACCGGATGAGGAGTTCAGCATTTACGGCCGCGTTGATGCTTTGGCAAGGTCACAGCGTGGGGACCTCTGGCGGGTTGAATTCAAAAGCGTGGGCCGCTACGATGCAGCGTTCCTGGCCGGACAGAAGTCGTCGTTACAACATGCGATTTACACCTATCTGCTGAGGCAAACGTCCCCCGAACCTGTGCGTGGAACGGTGTTTGACCTTATTATCAAGAGCCGGCCACCGCAGTACGAACGCGCATTCGTTCCTGTTAACCCTAAATTGGTGGACATGGCACTGTCGGCGTTCCGGAACGTGGCACGCTCCATTCGGAGTGGAGAGCCGATATTCCCGTCCATGAAGTGTTGGAGCTGGAACAGGCAGTGCGATTACCACGTCCTATGCATGTACGACAGCCCGGAGAATAGGGAAGCGTTCTTCGAAAATGCGGACGTGGTTTTTGAAAGGGAAAGGATGCAACTAAACCCACACGTTGGGTAAGAAAGGAGGTAGAACCATGCGTATCATCATCCCTGAAGGCATCGGCGACCGTTTGCGAGTGATTCCGGCCGGGACGTACGAAGCGTCCCTCGAACGTGTTACCATCGGGATGAGCAAACGGGGTTTCCCGAAGGCAACCGTCCGTTGGATTATCACTTCGCAAAACCCTGAGAGCGAAGAGGAAACCGTAGGCGCCCCGGTGATTGACAGTTTTTCGCTCCAGGAACAGGCATTGTGGCGTCTCAACCGGTTGTACCGTGATGTCACGGGCGAAGACCTGCCTCACGGCGATTTCTCTCCCGAGGAATTTGCCGAGCTGCTTGAGCAGATGGTCGGTGCCAGCGCGAGGCTGGTCGTCGACATCGATGTGACGCCCGACGGTGAGGACATTAACCGCGTCGAGAGTTGGACCATCCTTTAACCAGTAAACGCTGAGCGGGTGCGCCCGGTATCAGCCGCAGTCCGGGCGCACTCCCGTATGCATGGGAGGCAACAATGGAACGGGTGGAACGGTATGATTCTGCAGGACAGAACCTGTTGAACCGTGAGGTTGCAATAATCGGTATCGTTACAACTGCGACCATATCAAACGTTATGACTATGAACCGTGGAAAGCATCCGGCCGGCTCGTGGATGGACGTAAGCCCGGCTGAACACATCAGAGCGGCCGCACGACACATTATGCGTTGGATGAACGGGGTTCATGAGTCGGACGGGGAATACCACTTGGACAACGCGCTGTGCCGGCTGGCAATGGCAGCCACGGTCAACCTGATTGACCCGGTGCTCGCAACGTTGGTAAAAGACCAAATTGAAGGAGAATACGAGGATGAGTTTGATGACGGGACCTAAGTGCGAAGAGTGTACGTTGGACAGGGCAAAGTTCGTACCGCCACAGATACCGGATTACGCTCAGCATCCCATCCTCTTCGTGGGGCAGGCGCCCGGAAAGGTTGAGGTTACGACCGGTATTCCGTTCACGGGACCGGCTGGCCGTATGTTATTTAGGCTGATGAGTGACGCCGGTCTGAATAAGAAGTATGCGAACATTACGAACGCTGTGATGTGTATGCCGCCCGGCGACAGGCGACCGACTCCTGAGGAGCTGGCATGCTGTCGTCCCATATTGGCCGACGTCATCCGGCGGGTTCGACCTAAGGTTATCGTTGCATTGGGGTTGCCCGCTCTTGAGGCGCTGACCATCCGGGGTTTCGCACAGCCAATGGAGCAGTTGCGCGGCACCGTCTTCAAGTTGAACGAGCTGTTCGGGCACGATTGCCCCGTTTTGGTTACGTATCACCCTGCATTCGTAATGCGGCAACGCCAATGGATTGAGATTGTCGTAAACGACTTACGCAAGGCCGTGGCAATAGCGCGTGGCGATTCGGTGTCCGTCGGCGATGAGTGGAATCCGAACATGATTCTAAATCCGTCACCGACATTTTTGGCCGACTGGCTGGGTCGGTCATTCGACGGAGCGACCGTCGTCTTCGACATTGAAACTACCGGGCTGAACCCGTTTGAGGACAAGATTCTGGGAATTGCGTACTGTTACAGCGGTAGTGAGGCAGTTGCCATAACCTTCGACCCGGACGTGAAGGACGAGCGGTTTGAAGTTGTTCGCCGGTTTCAGGAGGACCCGCATGTACGTAAATGTGCCCAGAACGCATCATTCGACGTGTCCTTCCTGGATATGGCCGGCATACGGACGGAAGGCATCGCCTGGGACACGCGCTGCGCTGAGACCGTGCTACATCCCGACCTGCCCAAAGACCTGCAAAGTATGCGGACTCTCTATACAACGATTCCTCCGTATAAGCCTACCAAACGCGAGATGGCTATGATTTCGTCGATGCCGGAACCGCGTGTCCTCGAAATGGCGTGCTGGGACGTGATTACAACGTGGGCCGTTATGGAAGAGCAGCGCCGAATGATGGGCGAAACTGAACTCAAACTGATGAATGACTTGCTCATACCACTCATCGAACCGTTGTGGCGCATGCAAAAAGTCGGCGTCCGCGTTGACGTACCGCTCCTTGCAGTCATCTACAAACGTGAGTTGCCGAAGGTCGTCGAAATCGAACATGAATTCATGTCGGAGGTGGGCATAAATCCGGCATCACCGGCGCAGATATGCGAGCGCTTCGGGTTGAGGAACTCGACGGAGGAATTACTCAAAGCGGAGATTCGACGGTTGCATCCAGACGCGAAGTGGTTTGAAAAAATATTGACGTACCGCAAAAAGCGGTTTGTGTTGGACACCGTACTCCGTGGTGTGTACGACAGACTGATTGGTGACCGAGTTCATACGTCCTTCCTTCTTGAGGGCACGGCAACCGGCAGGCTCGCGAGCAGAAATCCTAACCTGCAGAATATACCACGCTGGCTGCGGCAGATTTTCATTCCGGACGACCCGGAGCGGTACTGGTTCTGTGAGGCCGACTTCAAACAACAAGAGCTGAGGGTTGGGGCGCTGCTCGCACCGGAGCCGACGTTGCTCAATGAGCTTGAAACCGGTAAGAGCGTGTATAAAACGCTCCACCGTGAGATATTCGGTAGCCCGGAAGGGCGCGACCCATTTCAGGTCGAGCGTGAGATAACGCAGACGAAGGGCGTTGTGTTTGGAACGTTGTATGGCCGCACAGCGCGTTCCATTGCGATGGAATTCGGCGTTCCAGTTGCAGTTGCGGAGAGGTGGCAGGCAATCTGTATTAACCGATTTCCCGGCCTGCTCGAATATAAGCGCAGGTGTGAAAGGGATGCCTTAGGAAAGGGATATGTCCAAACCCCGTTCGGTCGTAAGCGGTATGTAACGACGCTGACGCAGGCGTATAATACACCCATTCAATCTACGTCTGCTGACGTGGGTTTAACGGCTTTGTTACGAGTGTACCGTGCCGGGTTCGACCTCAGGCTGACGGTATACGATTCGCTTTTGGTACAACTGCCGAAGGGCGACTTGGAGGCAGTGAGGGAGTTTAAGAAAACGTGCGAACAACCGATTGAACAGCTTGGCGGCTATGGATTCGCGGTCGACGTGAAGGTCGGCAAAAGTTGGGGCGAGCACGACCTGGAGAAGCTGGACTTGGACAATGGATGACAGGGACGCAATCCGGGAGTTTTTGCCCCAAACGGGCTGGCTCGCGGACTACATTCGGTTGACGGACGGAGTCGCAGCATGTCCGCGATTCCGATTTTTCAGCGCTGCCTGCGTGGTGGGCGCGGCTGTAAATAACAAAGTGTGGATAACGCGCGGGACGACGGGCTCGCTACTCCCGCCGCTGTTCCCGAACCCTTGGGTAATTCTTCTCGCACCGCCTGGCCGTGGGTACAAAACGTCCACGATAAACATGGCCGTGAACATTCTGAAGGCAGCATGCCCCGAGGCAAGGGTGCTGAGCGACCGAATTACGCCTGAAGCGATAACGCAGGCACTCAGCGAACCAAAGACTCCGAAGGAGATGATTCGTATCGGGCCGCGCGATGCCACCGGTCTCATCAAAGCACCTGAGCTCAGCGTGTTCTTCGGTAAGCAACAGTACAACGCATCGCTAATTTCATTGATAACCGACCTGTATGATTATAGAGAAACGTGGCGTAGTGAGACCATTGCTCGTGGCAGGGACATCCTACGCAACGTGTGCATTTCAATCATCGGTGGCTCAACTCCGGCTTGGCTTCAGTCCATGTTGCCACACGATGCATTTACGGGCGGCTTCATGTCGAGGTTTATTCTCGTTGAGATGCCGCCCACATATTACAAGCGGGTAGCGTTCCCCGTTGAGCCCGACAAGAAGGAGTGGGGCGAACTGGTTAATCGGTTGTCAATGATTGGGCGAATACGCGGTGAGATGACGTGGGCTGATGAAGTAGCACGAAGGCGATACCGGGATATGTACGAATCGTACGTTCCGACCGGGGATGAACAGATTGATGCATACAGGGAGCGCGAAACCGAACAGATTCTGCGCATTGCGATGTTGATAGCGTTGACGAACGATAGGATGACTGTGTCGGTTGAGGACCTGAACACGGCAAACAACTTGATTCGACTACTTGAGCGGGAGACCTCGCCGAGAATTGAGCGGTTGGGAACGCATCCGCGGATGGAGTTGGTACAGCGCATTTGCGACATTCTGAGAATGCACGGTGAACTGAGTGAGGCAGACCTGCTGCGGATGGTATATCGGTCCCTTACTTATGGCGAAGCTCAGTTTTACGAAGCCCTTGGGATACTACGCAAAACTGGGATGATAACCGTAAACGGGCGTCCAGGTGCATGGCGCTTCAGTTTGAGGGAAAGGCGATGATTGACATCGAAGCCGTTCGCAGAAAGTTGGCGGACATGTACGGTGAGGACGGCTCCTTCGCGGAGCTGTTTGAACGTGCGTATTGGCAGTTTACGAATGCGGAGCTTGCGCGGACACTGGGAGTTTCGGAGTTTTGGATTAGAGAGAAGGTCAGGGCGCTCGGAGTGAAGCGTAAAATGCGTGGCAGGCACAGTGGTAGAATTTTCTTCACTGAGGACGAATTCAAGATTTACGGTCCGCGTGAGCTTGCCCTGAGATTTGCAACGACTCCGCAGTACATCCGAAAGAAGGCCCGCAGACTGGGATTTACGGGTTCGGATGATACAACCGTCGAATGTCCTCACGGTACCGCTCAATCACCTTTCGCCGCTCTTCGGGTGAAGTCGCCCGACGAAGGTCGCGACGAAACTGACTGCTAATTTCCTGCTCGTAAATCTTCTCTACAGCAATCGCCCGCCTGCGCAAGGCCGTCCTGTCAATTGGGGTGACACGGAAGCCCATTTGTGATGCGAGAACCTCCATTGGGGTCTGCGCATCTGGACGGCCTGCCAGCATGTCTTCTGCTAACTTCCAATCCACTCCACCCGGCGCAGGAGCCGGAGCCCACCACTTCCACAGGAATGATAGTGCCTTCGCAGCTTTAGTCGTCGGTTTCTCCCACTCGTACCAAATAGGAGCGCCCACCTCACTGTGGCGCGTCAACAGAGCTGCGGCCCCGCCTACGATGGGTGACTGTACGAAAAGGCCCCAGGGATTCGTAACACCGCGCTGGTATAATTCGGCAATATCGCCGATTCCCGGGATCATCCACGTCAGGTTAAGGAGACGGATACGTCCTTTCTCATCCCTGAACGGAACCAGCAGCCACAGGCCCGACTGCATGTGTTTGGGGAGATCCTGCTTGATTGCTTGCCACTCGGTCTCGGATAGCCCGTTTGTTTCAAGAGCGTATGCCATTATGGCTTCACCGAAGGCCACCCACTTTGCAACCCTGAGCGGATGTTTGACGCATGTTTCGATGAAGAGAGGAATGGACTTAGTCCACCACGTAAAGAATGGGACGCCCAACACGTGGCTGCGGACCGCGGCGACCAAGGGTGTAACTTCACCGTAGTTGAACGTCCATTTCATTGCATCCACTACCGCGTCGTGTTTGGTCATTCCGCGTTCAAGGTTGTGGATGTACTTTGAAAGTTTTGCCCACGTTTCCATTGCGCTGTAAATGCCACGCGCCGGATGAGTGAAGGTATCGTACAGGCGTCCCAACTTATCGAAAATGTTCTCGCCGTGCTGCGCCGTTCGCACAAATTCGGCAAGCTCGGCGTCACTGAACCGACCGGAGCGACCGCCCAACTCAATGAATTCACGGTACAGCGGCGACTTACTATACATTTCGCGGAGTGCTTTGTTGTAGACGTCCAGGCGGTAGAAGGGCAGCCCGCCGAAATCGTTCAGTATGATGTTTGAGTACAGATTCCGCGCCCAAGCAGAGGGTCGCAGAAGAACTTTGTTAACCTTCCACCGCGAGATGAACATTCGTGTGTACGTCCGTCTTGCGTAGCGGGGCAGTTGCTTGATTGCATCTAACTCAAGCTCGACATCCCTGTGCACATACAGGCCCCGGAATTGCGGATGTTTGGAGAAAACGAACCCTTCGCGCGGTTTCAATGAAACGAGCAGTCCCTCCCTCAACATTTCCGACGAAATGTAGTCGAGCATCCCTTTGGTGGACGCACGGCGGACGGCCGACGGAAACGTCGCCGGCAGATTGTAGAGGTGCAACAGGTACTTTTTGACCGGTTCGGGAGTGAGGGGATTACGAATTTCCTCAGAGATTAACTTAAGGGCCTTCTTCGTGTCAGAGCCGGCTGCCTCACGCAGTTTGTCAACAACGCGGTCAACGATTGCCTTCGCCGTTTCAAACGCCCGCTCCGCACTCTCCTCTTCCGGAAACATTGCGGCCAAGTTCTCGAGCGGACCTGTGATGAACTTGTGCAATTCGTTTGTGAGTGCAGAACGGTACACGAACTCGGGATCGCGCCCTGCACCTGCCGACGCAAATAGTTGTATGTCATTCAGAGCGGCCTCAACGCGTGGAGTCACATCGCCCCTGATACCACTTTGCAACGATTTGATAAGTTGGTGACGCTCAGTCGGATTCAACTCTTTGAGCTTGCGCGACAGTTCAGCGGCTATCTCACCGGTAGTGTACCGCAGTGATTGACCGATGTCAAATATACGGCCTACTGGTGGAGTGTGTCGCCGTATCCGTTCGACACCGCGCTGAAACAGCTCACGCGTGGTCTTATCGGTCAGTGGCAGCCGGACGTCGACGATGAGTGTGGCCTTGTCCCACAGCTTGTTCGCGATGGGCGCCCAGTACTTGTCCGAGAGATGGCGAAGCGGGCGGGACACTGCAACGTCGGTCGCGCGCATCAGACCTTTCGCAGTTTTACCCACTGCTCTACCTGTGAGGGACAGGGCCGGCGGAAACAGTCCCCACGCCAGCGCTTCATGTGCAATTCTCTCGCGTGGTGTAAGCCTGGCTTCGTCGCCCTCAAATTCAACCAAGCCCAACGAATGCAGCAGCTCGCGCTCGGTCTGGAACAGAGCGCCCGAAACAAATGCTTCGGCCGTCAGCATTGGCAGTGAACGGGCAAGGATATTCAAAGCATGCAGACCGAAACGGCTCAACAGCATCCGTGTGCCAGCGTGGACAATGCCGCCCGTACCAAATGCGAGAGCCCACTCGGGCAGTGAAAGTCCGAGAATGCGCGGGCCCAGACCTTTCTCCTCTGCCGAACGAACCAACTCCGTCTCGAGTTCGCCCAGCTCAAAGGGAGTGTCCGGTCGCACGCCGTAGCGTTCTGAGATGTATTCCTCAAGCCGGCGCTGCACTTCCTCCTGCTTCTCGGTTCCCCATGCGGCTTCAGCAGTACCGGCCGTTGCACCGAGGGCAGCACCGGTAACAAGGCCCGCGCCAGTCAGGAGTTCCACTGGAATACCTCGCTCAGCGGCCTCCTCCTGCAGTTTCTTGAGACTCTCTTCGAACGGGGGCCAACCCCTGGCCTTTCTTTCGGCTTGTAAGAACTCCAATTCTCGGAGAGCCCGATCGTACTTCTTGGACCAGGCAAGAAACTCAGGGTTGTCAGCAAGCTGTTTCGGGTCTGCGGTGTTTACACCTTTGGCCTCCAGTCTTTCGATTAACTCCTCACCCTCGTCTTCCAGCTTTTTGATGACGTTCTTCCAGTACTCTTCCGAGACGAACGCACTGGCATCAACCTCAACCTTCTTAATACGAGCCCCGCTTGTGGTCAAGTAGTGGTCAGGGTGATGCTCAACAACGTCCACGGGATCCCAGTGCTCGATGTGGAGGCGAATCGGATAGTCCCAACCCTCAGTTCTGCTGATACTGCTACCTCTCTTCAGCCCTGACTTCAGAATTTGGCGGGCCTCCTCTGGGTCAAGTACCCCATGTATGAACTTCCTCATTCCTGAGATTCTTAACGGAGTTTTTGCCTCCGCTTTGTCAGGGGCCAGCGTACTGAGGGCAGCACCGGTAGCGAGGCCTGCACCACCGATTATCTTCCAATACGGTCCGTATTTGGCAAGGACGTTGCCCGGCTTGAGTTGAATCAATTCGCCAAGGCGGGCCAGAAAATCGTAGTCAGTGAGGTCACGTCCGGTCATCGCCGTAGCAATCTTCGCGCCCGGCCGCGTTACTCCCACGATTGTCCGAGTGCCGTACCTGTGATACGGTGGTAGGAATGAGAGGTCGTCGATTTCCGGGCAGGTCGCCCAGTACAGTCCGGGCACATCGCGTGTAGCGGCCTCGTCTGCATACCCAAGCTCTCTCCACATACCCTCGGGCAAGCCGTGCTTCTGAAAGTGGCGCACCTGCTCGGGAGTAAACCCGCGTTCAATCAACATGTCTTCGACGAAACCTGTGAAGGGACCTCTGCGCGGAGGAATGAACCCAGTCTGCATCAACGTTTTGGGGTCCGTCGTAACGCGCATAACCCTACCGAACGCTCCCTCGCTCGGATGCCAGGAGTCAATGCGTTGGTAGGCCCAACCTACGTTGTTGAGTATTTCCTCAAGCGCGCTCTTGTCAATGTCGTGGAGTTTTCCTGAGAATGCACGCCTAAGCACGCGGGCGACCGGCCGTTCGGGGAGTGGGCCGGCTTCGGCCGGCGTGGGTCCGATGAATTCACCAACCTTTTCGCCCAGCCATTCAATGAACGATGGCGTGTGTTCACCCCATCCACTCTTCCCGGACTGCTCCGCGCCCTGCGTCTCCCCCAGCAATGAGCGCGCGAGACGAATGCGTTTTTCGTAGTTGGGTTTGCCTGGTCGCTCGTAATGCCGGGCGAATAGGACTGTGGCTTCCTCCGGCGTGCCCGCCCGTTGGAGTAGTTCGAACGCACGGCGTTCATCGGTCTGCAATTCATGGAGGACGAAATCCAGTTGGGTGTCCAACGCCTTCCAGTCCCGTTTTGTGTTGCGGGCAAACTGCCGGAGTTTGGCAAGCCGTGGACCACGCCACTGAGCTACGCCGAATGCGGTGCCCTTATCGCCGACAGCCATTGGGTCGAGCTGCGATTCAGCGAGGAGGTTTGCAACGATACCGGTGGCAACGTGCGAGGGCAAACCGCGTTGTTCAAAATATCTGATGACCTCAGCCGGAGTAGACATCACTGCTCCTCAACTATGCGTAACATACGCTCAAGAACTTCGGCGACCTGCGGGTTCCTACGTTTGAACTCCGTGGGGTTAGCGTACCACTTGCGAAAGCAGAAGACGTAGTAGTCCTTTGGGAACGGATACATCTTCCGGATATTGCCGTGTGCAAAGTTGAGTAGATTGCGCCACACCTTCGTCAATTCGCGTGTACTGCCGAAGCCCTCGGCGGCGGACTTCCAAATACTCTCGGCAACCGCAGCCTGTTTGATAACTTCCTCAGTTTTCGGGCGCACAGTCTCGCCATGCTCCTGACGGAGGTATTTGACGAGTGGCACGCGAATGTCCTCGGGAAGGATTCCGCGTCTTTCGGCCGCTCTGGCGGCACGCTCGGCCTCCTCACTTCGCCTGACCGTCCGTACTGTCCGCTGAAGGCCGGCCGGCAACCTAAACGGGCGTAGCTTAATTCGTTCGTATGCAATGCCTCGCGCTGCCTCCTCGCCCATCGGTTGTTTGCCAAGCATTGGCTCAACACCGACGCGCCGTATTTCCGTACTTGGAACGGAATACTCGGCAACGTACTTCTCGGGTTCGGATACGTAGCGGGACAGAGCTTCATCGTAGTCCAATAACAACGGGCGCAAATAGTATTCAGCCGGGGATGACGGATCAAGGTAGTGTTTTTCGAACAAACGCGTTAACGTTCTTTCGACTGGCGGCTCATATCGTTCGAGAATTTCCGTCGCTGCCTTATCCGTAAGACTACCTTCGCGCTGCAAAATCCGTTTTACGATTTGTGCCCACTGCTTCCGCGTTAGTCGAAGTAAGGGACGAATTGGCGGCATAGCTATCTCCTCGGCCGAATATAACCTTTCCTAATTCCGAGCTGGACGAATTCGTCCAAGTCTTCCTCGGGCATGTTTATTTTAACTGCCTCGGACAGCGCATCTATGTAATGGCGTCGCATCTTCCGGTCGGGCACCGTACGCTCGACGAGCCCCATTACATTGCGTACTATCTGCTCGGTTATGTACTGCGGACGGTCGGGACCTAACCCTACAGCGAGGTTTGCCAACAGGTCGGCAGCGCGCTTGAACACGGGTTGCCACTCAGGTACGTAACGCTCACTGCCGAGGTATCCGACTACCTTGTATTGGTTTTCGGGCATGCCCGAGAGAACGGAAGCAACTGAGAGGACTTCGTTCGTTGCGGCGGTGACATTCGGATCCTGCGGGTTCAGGTTGAGTGCGCGCAGAGCGTGGATGCTGCCCGCAACGGTTGAACCAAACTGGAGCATTGCTTGCGCACGCTCAACTGGAGTCTGACGTGGGTCGAACTTGAGCAGGTCGCGTGCTTTCTTGATGTTATCGTAAATTGACTTCACTGCTTGTTGCGTGAGTTTGTCCTGTGGTGTTTCCGGTATTTCGGGCGGCGTCTTTCCGAGGTACTCTGTCTGGGCTTGGAAGTAACCTGCATGCGCTTTCTCTTTCGCAGCCTGCGCTTTAGCTTTCTCGACCTCGGCCTGCTGGCGGTGTAGGTAGACCTCACCGAGGCGTTGCCCAGCCCTGGGCGGTATAACGTCAAGAATGTCGGGCGAACGGACCGTACCACCCGGCAAAGCTTGCAACATTCTCTGACGCGCCTGCTCGCCGTACGCTCCGGTAACCGCGCCGTGGATGGTCGGCTGCGTCCCGAACATACGCGCACCGGCTACCATTCCGGGGTCCAAACGCCACTCGACCGGTTTTGGGAATGTGAGATATCCGTCCTCGGTCTGCATAACCGGGTAGCCGACGTCTCGGAACTTCCGCATCATTGCCTGACTGACGGGGTCGCGCAGAAACGTGTTTGCCTGCTCCGGATCCGAGCTCAGATAAGTTTTGTGCCACTCCTTCGCGAGCTCGCGCATCTTTTCGGGCGGCTGGTCGATGATTCCGAATCGCTCAAGTGCGTTGAGGATACCGCCGACGTCAACCTCTGCGCGAAACTGCGTCCGTTGCTCTGTCCCAAGCATGGGGCGGCCGCCGTACACAACCGGCCTACTCACAGTGAGTGGTATGTCCTGCCTGGCAGCCGCTATTGACTGTGCAAGCAGTGTTTTGTAGTCGGTCCTCATTGTTTTCTCCACTAAATCTTGATGCCAATACTGAATTCGCCCGAAGTGCTTCTGCCTTCGGTTGCGACAACGTACGGGTTAAGTCCAAGTACGGCGAATGCGAGACGCATGAACGGGTTGTACTGCCATGGTATCACACCGCCAACCTGCTCGCCCATCAGCCAGCGCTGCAGCTGAGAGAACGTCCGTTCCTGCTCTATCGTCCGCTCGAGCTCGCCGGCCCCGGCAAGCTGGCCGTACCCGAGCTGCTCAGCACCGAGCCCCGCCCCGGCCGCACGTTGTGCAAGGTCGGTGAGCGCTTTCCTGCGTGCCAACTCGTCGGAGTACGCCAACTCGGCCCGGCGCTGTGATAGAGTTAACGCCAACCGTTCGGCGGCATCCGCTTCGGCTTCCGCTCTGGCGGAACCGTAGAACCCCGGCCCAACAAACGATTCGCGCACCTGCGGAAGTGTCACATTTCTGAATTCGTACAAGGCTGGTGCACGAATACCGCGTTGGTAGAATTCCTCGGTCGCCTGAGGATTAACCTCGTACGCTGGCTGCGTCAACGAGCGGGTCAATGCTCGCGAGCGTGCCATTATATCGGGCAACATTCCCTGAACGTACCACAAGTACTGTTGCTCAGCTTCAGTCGTCGGTACGTACATACGGCCGGGATAAGCGGGCGCCGGTCCACTCATTCCTCTCTGAATGAGTGGAACCAAACGACGGAACGTTGACCATTGTCCGGGCGCCCACACGTTCACCCTTGTTGGCCTGTATGACGACTTCGAACTGCTTCCACCTATGGAAATCATTTCACGACCTCTATCACCGAAGTGTCAGCGAGCCGAATTCTGTCGCCAAGTTTGCGTATGAACACATGTGGTCTGTCTGTCATCCAAATGACGCGTTCGGCCCTGTAAGTCCTCGCAAGCTTTACTATTTCGTCTAACATCGCGTCCACAATCCAACCGCGCACACTGAATGTCTTGGGATGCGCGGATATACGCATTACGATTGTCAGGTGCTCGATAGGGCATGACAGCCCCCACGCAACGCATATGATTTCGCCGTCACCATTCAGTGCGACAATGTTCCAGTAAGCGAACTTCATACGGTGCGCCAACCGTATGTATTCCGTCGAATCAATTCCGGCAATCTGCATAATAAAGCTGTGCGGTATCTGCTCGAACGGAACATTCCACACGAATTCGATGTCTACCGGACTACGCGCTTGCGCCCTACCATCCATGGTTCCACCCACTTCACCTCAAAGATTTCGGCCGTGGAGAACAGTTTTACACGGAATTTCCGTGTGGTTGTGTTAAGGTAGACCACACCCTCAGTCCACTCATCAGCCTGTTCCAACGTTTTCGGTTCGGGATCCGACCATGACTCACCACCGTCAGTTGAGTACTGTACGCTGAGCGGTCCGCCCTTATACTGCACATGGACTTCCACAATGCGTGCACCCAGACCGAGAATCCAATCTTTCGTTTGAAACTCCGCGTACGAACTGTCCCGGTTGGTTCTGTCGTCTTCATATACATTTCCCTGTGAGTCACCCTTCAGTGTAGTGGGTGCACCAGACCGCAGCGACGTCGTCAACCATGGCCCGACTTGGTTTGCCCACGTACCCGGTTGGTCAATCCAGGCGACGCCGACGTCCACTGAGGAGAACCCGTATGCGGTAACTTCTTCATACCTCTTGGTCCACGCACGTGACTGAAAACTGTATTTGAACACGAGGTCCGGGATTTCGCCTTCAGTAGGGACGCAAATCCAGTATTCGCCCAACTCTTCCACGAAGACGGCAGGTACTCTAACCAATTTGTCCGCATTGACTATCTTTTGGTCGCTCTCATAGAGCAGTGGGTAGATAGCGTCGCCTATCGACTCAAGGTTGTGACCGTCGTAAATGTAAACATTGTCCGAGCCGAAGAACAGCACCGCATCACCCAACTCGACCAAGCTCTTCGGCGAGAAAGTACCGATAGCGTCAATGCGTCTGACGGGCGTAAAAACGGTTGAGCCGCCAACGTAAGCCAGTTCCCAAATAGACCGTTCTTTAAACACAAGAAGCCGGTCCTTCAGCCTTGCAAACCCAGTGATGAAGTCAGGGCTATCGGCGATATCCACAAACCCCGAACCTTCATTTGCCCAATCCTCAGGGTCACCCGCAACTGACCATCGTACACGGAACGGATTGTCCTCACCACCTTCGATGGTATAACCCAGTATCAGCCGGTTCTTGAAAGTGTAAACATACTTTGCCTTAGTAGTACCTATCCCACCAAGGTTAGCGAAGTTGGCACCACCGCCGTCCCACTTCAGGATAGGGTCAACCCCGTTGGTTACTACGTAGAGGTCACTCCCATTTGCGTCGTAGGTAATGGTCGAGAACCACGACGCGTCGAGGTTAGCACTTGCGTTGGCGTACTTCTCAACCCAGTTTCCGTTATCCTTTTTGTGTATCTTCGTGTCGGTGAATACTAACAGGTGTACATCACCGCTCTTACGTGGGAAGTTATCAATCAGTAGGATTGGCCCGCCGAAATTACTTGCATAGTTAGCCCACCCCAAATCCTTTTTGATGAGGCCTCTGTGGAACCACACGTTGGTCAGATTGGCGCTTTCCTGGTCTGCAATGAAGACCGGGTCATAGTCAATTCTCAGACCCTTGTCAATCTTAGCTACCGTGTGCGGCTGTTTACGCACCTTTCGTACCTCTCCTTCAGTTTCCGGAGCGCGGTATCAAGACCGGTGACGACAATACCCAGCTCGCTTGCGACCACCTTTCTCAGAATCAGAGGCGCTGCCGCCTCAAGGTAGACTTCAAGAGGGTCGTCGCTGGTAAGTACTTCATATTCAAACTCTCCGATAGGCTCCTTACGCCTGACCAACTTTCCGTCTTCGACAATCCAGTGAGTAGTGAGGTCTCTGGGCAGGTCCTCGGTTTCCACCTCAACAAAATAGTCGGTCGCCGGACACTCACCGAAATCGGAATCCGGCGCACCAGTCGCGATGACAACACCGCCCATCGGAGTGTTCCTAACCATAAGCTTAAATCGTTTCATTATCCCACCTTCCTGAATTCCGCAAGCAGGTAAATCTCGTCGCTTCCCGTGTTTGCCGCACGGCCGAGACCATCCCCAGCCCTGTTCGCGCTGCAATAGTACTGAACACCCACGTTTGCTTGGTTTGCAAGGGTAAACCGCCCGACCAGGTGCCCTGTAGTTCCTACAGCATAAGTACTGAGGGCATGGCCCGTCAGACCATCCAGCAGAACCTGTGAGGCCGTGTGGTCATAAACCCTCAACTTGTATGAGTTCACCCGGAAGAACATTGCCCTGACATCGCATTCGTAGGTCCCGGCCGGAAGGGTCACCTTGTTCGCCGAAACCGTAGCAATGTTAGACGGGTCTGCCTCTTTGGTGTTGATAGGTCTATCACGCCACGCCCCTTTGGTCGCCGTGCCCCCGTTGGCGCCGTTAGCAACCTTGTAGGAGACCAGAACGTAGGCTCCACCTGCCTTACTGTCCACATACTTTTTCCGGGCAAGTTGGTTGTCTTCAGTGGGATCCTGGTCCGGCCCGACCGGGATTCGGTCGAACTCTACCACTCTGTTGGCACTGTGAACGTAGAGCACGGCCAGCCAACCGTAGTTAGCATGGTGCTGATAAAGGCGAAGGTCATGGTCAGGGTCAGTTCTATGCGCAAACTGCCAGCCCCATGCCCCGGTCTCATCAGCAAGAGTAAGTGTAGAGTAACAGTAGTTATCACCAACCCCATACAGCCAGGCCTCGGCACGAACGTCATGCGTCACTTCAAGTTTGGACCCGTACAACCCATCCTCAAAAGTCTTGACGTCGCTGACCGTCTGATTGCCCGTCAACTTAACGCAGTTAGCAACCTCGTTGCTAAGGTTCGCAATATTGGAAGAGTGATTCGCGGATTCGTTTGACAACTCCTGAAGGTCCAGGTAAACCTTCTGATGTAGTTCTTCGAGGACGGAAGCATGGGCTTTCCGCCAAGCCCTCTGTTTCTCCTCATCGTTGCTGTCTTTACCGATTGGAATCGGAGGTAACTTCGCTTCCCTCTCGGTGTTCAATACATCTGGCATCCGCAGGACCTCCTGCAAGTACTACAATTCCCTTAACCAGTTCGTTCCTCAAACTCTCAATCGCTGCAGTCGGTCTGTTGCTCGCTTTAATAACCTCAATCAAGCCGGTGATTAACATTTCCGCTGCACAGTGTTTAACAACCTCTTCACCGGTCGCCGTATTGCGCCAGATGATGCCATCGGTCCAGAACGGACAAAACCACGGTGTATTGCCATGTGGGTTGTTCGTCCTGGGACATTCCCTTCCGGTCAATGCGCACTTAGCCATAATTCTAATCCTTTGAGCATACTATTACGTCTAAGTAGGCCGGGCGCCACGAACCATCATGGGAGATGTCGTGACTATGAGGTTGACCGCCGCCTACTTCGGAGGTCGTGGTCTCACCTTTGTCAACCCGCGCACCCGGATAACTCCCGGCATCCCTCTGGATTGACTGTAGGGTGAGGGTGTGACTGTGGGCCGGTATCTCATCAATGGTCAGGGCATGTCCCTCAACCGTAAGGCCCGATATGGTCCACGACCCACCAGTTGCACCGCCGTTGGCATTGACCACCCTCAAAACCCTGTCGTGCCATGTGGTGTCCAGTGTCCAACCCGCAGGGGCGCTCTGCTGGGCAAACAGCATTTTGGTACCTGCAGGGAACGGTTCACGCCGGACCCAACCATTGGCACTGTCGTAGACCTTGAAGGCATACAACTGGGTGTCGAAGGCAATACCGCCTTGCACGCCCGAAAGGTTGGCTATGCTGGAACTGTTCCCGACGTAACAGACTGCGCACTCCCCCGCCTTGTGCGAGGGCGACCCTCCCTGCTTGAAGTTGTGTTCCAGCTCAAGGCGCTCGCTGATAGCGCCCTTCAACTCCCGAATCTTGCTGGCACCATATTTAAAATCGTCCTGGTCATCCGGGCTGGCTTCGAAAGCGTCGTCCCATACAGTCATGTCTACGGCTCCTTCCTTATCCACGGATTAAGCCAGTACTTTCCAACTGGCTCGCCCGCAGCTGAAAACGGACGCGCAACAAGGAACCTGTCCGGCCTGCGCATATCATCACTTATTGCCAATCCGAGCAATGCCGACGCGCGGGCTGTCCACGAAGTGGCGGCACCACCCTCAAGGATTGACGTTGCAATCTCCGTGGCCAACGTGCATATTACGTCATCGAGGTTGCTGTACGGAGTCGTGTCACTGTCGTTCGAGAGTGTAGCCGGCCACTGCGTGTGTAGAATGTACAACGGCTTTGCCTCGTCCGGAATACGAAACAACTCAATGTACATCCCGCGGCGTGTGTAATACGACGGCTTGCCCGTTCCGAACAGTTCCGTATACGGAATTCGTTCGTCCAGCTCCCTCACTGGAACGTACGTTAGCTTACGGGAATTCGCTTCGTCCATGTACCGGATGGTGAGAATGTCCTTTGGCCGCGCCAGCCCGAGGTCGTCGATTATGTGGTACAAACTCTGATTCGCAACCGTGGACGCGTTTGCCGTATCCAGCACCGTAAGTTCGTCAAAGTCGCGGACACGTGCAATAGCCTTATGTGCTTCGTTGATACCCTGCTCGACTGCAAGGATGGTCTTACCGTCTCCGGGGTCGGGCATCCTCAACAATACTTGGCGTTTGAGTTCGCCGAACGTTGTACTCATTGTTTTGCTACCTCTTTCTTCAACGCAAACTCGTACCCTTCGAGCAGCTCCTTCTCTCTGGCACTGAGTTGCAGCGGGACGTTAAAGTATTCTGCAACGTTCTTCATTATGTCAGCGCTCTCACCCTCTTCAAGACAGGCAAACACCACACCTGAGGCAACCGAACAGATGACAGAGTCGTAGCCGCCGAACGAAAGCTCATCGGCATCGTCTGAGAGTACGGCGGGATACTGATGGTGCGAAATCTCAAGTGTCTGCTCGTTACTTGGTGCCTCATTGAAGTACATTACCGAGCCGAAGATTGTGTAGAACTTCAAGCCCTGATTCGCTGGAATGACGTGATCCCACAACTCATAATCAATGGGGTACAGCGGACTGCTTGCAGTACTGTTGTACACACTTCTCACCTTCAACCACCTGGTCAGGTTGTTCAAATCCAGCGTCGACACATTTGCACCAAGCGTGAGGTTGGCCTTAGTCATCAGTTCGGTCGGTTTGTAAACCGACGCAACGAGCAGCGCCGACCAGTTGATGGCCTCCTTAGCCAGGGTGCTGGTTACCGAATCTTCGCGGCCTACAGCCTTGAGAACTATACCTTTCAGGTCGCCCAGTGTTTTCTTTGGGTATAGCATGTTGACTCACCTCTGGGGTACTCCCCACAGATAAACTTCATCCCACCCTTTAACCAATGCCCCAACTCATGCGTCAGAACGAAAACCGCCTGCATGTATCCACTTAGGCCTTTTTCTCTCGAACAGAATCAGACCCATCTACAAGTCCCCTGTTGTAGGCTTTCTCAACCTGTGACCTAACTATACTGCATTGCTCAGCGATAGGGCAGTTAAATTGAAAGTCAAAGTCCGCCATCACACGGAAAGCGTCCGCAACTAACTGCTCCAACTGCTGAGCAGTCAACCTCAACTCAGATTCGCCGTATCTGATGACCACGTCAGACTCAATACCATGTTCAACGGATATCATACTCACTCTCCATTACCGAAACCCGAAAATCCTTGCATAGCAGGTAATTGAAGCGTTAGCGCCAGCATTGGCGTTCAAAGTTGCCTTCACAACTACACCTTCAAGGGGCAGCAACTGGTCAACCCACTCTGCGTCCTCATCCAGATTGTAAGCCGCATTAGCAGTCTTAGCGGCAGATGTCCAAAGCGTTTTACCGCCCGAGTTCTCAACCGTAAAGGTAGCGTTGGCAACCCCACTAATCGCTGGAATGTCAACGTGCAAGTGCTTCAACTGCCCGGTACACACCAAGTTAGCACTGCCAGAGTTGCTCCCCGACTCAATGTCAATCGTAAACTCCTCAGTTACAACCTGTCCATACAGCATGCCAAACTCCTTTTCAACCAGTTTGTGGACATGAGCGCCTGTGCTTCAGCGCCCACTCATGGTCCTTCAAGAGCGGCCTCCTAGCCGGCAACCTAAGCCACACTCCCTTCTCCGACTGCCGAGGGAAGGCCAATTCATTTATCAGGCTCTGCCGGTCCATCTTGATAGGTCCGCCCCTATCGCCCGGAGGATACTCAATGTTCAGAAGCACCGACTCTTCATCCTCGTGTTTCAAACAAAGAACCGGTCTGTCCATCAGTGCAAAACTCCCTGTTCCTCATCTGGTCTACCAATATAACTGTCGAAGCCAACTACCAGGCTGAATGCAAAGTGCAAAACGTCATGCACTCTGCGTGCCACCTCTGCAGTAACTGGTCTATAGAACCTGAACTGAGTCCCTTTCATCAGAGCTTCGACTTGGTCCCTGTGGCGGATTGAACCCAGGAAGGCTACAATCGCCCTCATTACAAACCCGGCCAAAGCCTCATGCTCCTCAAGGCTGAACCGGGTTGGGTCCACGACGACCGCCACGTCAATCCCCTCGAACTCGTTTGAGTTCGAGACCAACCTCTTTCCATCTGGTAAGTTCAAAACATGTTCCATGTTAAAATACCTTAAAAGTTTCCAGAATGCGGCCGGTCAACCGGTAACACAAAGGACAAACCGGCCATATCTTGATGCTTGGTATTGTCCATCGATGGCCGCAGTGACTACATTCCATCCTTGCACCAACCGTGTACTTTACACCCTTAAACGGTTCCCTGATTATCATTACTTAACCTTCACGCCTCTCTACGAGTTTCTGTAATGACTTCTTAGCCGTATTCAAAATGAGAGCCACTTCCCGAAGGTCAGCCAAATTCCCAGCGGCTTGCCTATAAAGGGAGGGGTTAAACAATGGCCCTGCGGCCTCGGCCATCTCAATACGGTTTAGAAATTCTGGCAAATCCAGGTCGAGGAGCATGCTGGCCAAAAGCAGTATTTGCTCCTGTGTTCGCAAATATTCTGTATCATTCATAGTCCCTCCGACTCAGCCTTTGTACCACCTCGTGATATTCTGCCGAAAGCCTTTCCAACTCCCGGCGCAGCCTCTCGGCCTCAAGCTCCAGCCTACGCCTTCCTGCCTCCGTAAGGTGTACTGGCTTACTTTTGAGTTCCTGGGCTAAATGCCACAGTCTGACCCACTCATCTCTAACCCCTGAATAGACTTCACCAAGCTCTTTCTGTGAGATTATCCCCTTGTAGTACAACTGCCACAAGTAATCGTGGAAATAGGTTTCTAATTCCGCTTCGAATTCATGGGCTAACCACTCATAATCGCCCGGCTCGGACTCAGCGTACTCCAACATTCTGGCCTCCCAGTGTTTACGCCACTCGGCCGCCTTGCGAAGGAGCTCTTGTTTCCACCTCTCTTTGTTTTCTATGGTCATAATGGACCTTCTCCTGAACAGCGGAAAGAGTGTCCAGGGCCTCTTCCAGTTTCTCAATGGCCTCTTTCACCATGAACATGGCCCACCTAAACTCCGTCTTCACATGTTCGTCGTTAACAAATTCCTTACCAGGCATTAGTGCCTCCACTGAATACCCTTCAACTTTTCCCAACTTCTGAAAGCCCCAAATCCAAGCATGGTCATAACCACAGGGTACAAACCCTCAACAGGAATCATTGGAGGAAGGGGCATTCCGGGTCTAAACATTGTTATCAACCAAACCGCAAATGAGTGACCTATAAAATGCCACGCAATGGCCGCACCACAAACCCAACCAATGAACGGCCGCCACCCGGCAACAAACACCGAAGGGTGCTGGGCCTCAATTTTGTTTATCTCAGCCTGTGCCTTGGCAGCTTGGGCCTCCAATTCGGCCAATTTGAGTTCAAGCTCCGGGTTCTCACCGGTAACAGCCTCCCGGATATCCTTCGCCAACTGACCGATTCCGCCAAGGAGGTTACCCACACCTCCAGTAAGGATTGAACTGACAACGTCCATATCACGCCTTCCTCCTGGACCCGGCCAAAGCCTTCCTGACCTCTTTACAAGCTTTCCAAACTCGGTAAGCGTAATCGCCCCCGGTAGTCATCACACTAACCTCAAGGAGGTAAAGTTGAGGGTTATCGTCAAACCTCACGGGCAACACGGGAACGCGGCCGGCCCAGCAGTTATAACCTGCAACGGCCGCCCACTTAATCTCATCTCCAGTAGCCGGAATGCCTTGTTCCTGCACCTTTCTCTGAATGTAGAGGTAAGAATCCTCAAGGATAGCCGCTCCCGTCGCAATCGACCACACATCCGAGTGCCACCACTTCGGGAACTTCGGGTCGAACAACTTACCCCAAGTGCGGCCATCCACCTGCATGAGGCCGTGACCATGTCCTCCATCGCCTCTGTAATCACCATCCAGGAGTGGGCTCGTACCCATTCGAGTTTCCACCATGGCAATTCCGGCCAAGACGTAAGGGTCGTGAGGTTTGCGCTCTTTGGCGGCCACAACAAAGACGGGCCAGAGTTCCTTCAGCCTTTCCTCTGGTGTGGGTCTCGACTCAACCAACTCCCCGACTAAGGCAGCCCAAGTCTGTGGGCCCGCAACGCCGTCCACCAGGAGGCCCATATCCCTCTGGAACTGTCTGACTGCTCTGTCAGTCTCAGGACCGAAAATTCCGTCCACCTCGACGGGGTAACCAGCTTGAACCAGCCTTTCCTGTAATTGCCTTATCTTACTACCCCTGTGCCCTATTCTCATAGGAGTTCATCCTTCCCTTGAGTCTGCCTATGTCTTCGGCAATCTCTCGGTGTACTTCCGAGCACCTCCTTTGGTCTTCTTCCCGTTGTTTGCGCAACTCCACGATATCACGGCGGACGCCAACCAAAATCCACAACACAAGACCGCCAATAGCGCTTGCGCCAAGGGAAGCCAGAGAACTAAGGAAAATCCACACATCTCCGTGCACATCTACTTCCCCCGTCTCACTTGAAAGGCAATGGCGACCGCCATCTTCCTGGCTTTAGCCAACGATTTGGGATGTGCTCTACCAATCGTACCTTTCCTCTTGTAACTCCTTATTAACTCTGCCACGTTTTTCTCGAAGGCCTCTTTGGTCCTCTCCTTAATTAAAGGCATCCGTACCTCTCCTTCAACCCCTCAAAGATTTGCCCCGGCTCTATCCGCCTCCCGACGTAAACCGGCGTGCAGAACTTCTGCTCGTTCAGAACAAGGTAAATACCATACCTCGCAGCAACTCGCTGGCGATACCCCATATCCTTGTAAGCCGCCATCTCTTGAGGTCTTTCCACCATCTTCAAGTCCGAAATGACGAACTTACCCCGCTTCAACTTCTTCGACCGCCAGTGCAATGCATCAAACATTCCTGGGGAAATGTCGTCCCTGCCATCAGTCGACCTCCTACGGGGCAGCGGTAGTGCACAACCACACTTCGGACACCACCGTTCAACCTGTTCGGTAAAATCCTTCGGCGTCCTAGCCCACCAGTACGGCTCCACAGGCCACCCGCCCGGACCACCAAACAACAAATCCAGCGCTGCGGCAACCTCACAGAAGAATGCACCCTTCGGGTTGATGCTGGCCGACCAATTGTTCTGTAGCCAGCAGTGGTCAATCAAATAAAACATCTTACGCCTATCGGGCACAACCTCTTCCGCAGCGACCAGAACGGGACAGTGGTAAACATCGTCCCTGGTGTGGTCATTGATAAAGATATGCCCGAAGGTATCGCAGATTAGCCTTGCATAGTGTTCATACCCTTTCGGAAGGGATGTCCACAATCCCAACCTTCCAGGCTCAATCTTCGAGGAAGCGTACTTGCAGATTTCCTCAAACTGGGGATGCAGCAGGGGCTCGCCACCCATAATCCCCGTCATCTTGGGGTACTCGACCATAGTGTCCAGCGCCCGCCTAAACTCGTCCAGGGACATAAAGTAAGGCTTCTCATGGTGCCCGCAGAACCTGGTGCAGTTGCTACACGAGTTCATACAAGCGTTGGTGACCTCAATCTGGATGGTGTCCATGTCCAACAGAGCTCGCATTTATAACCCCCATGCCTTCAGTACCTTCCTCATTTCGATAGCCTTCGCCTCCGGCGGAATGAGGTACTGGTGGTAAAAGTAACCCAAGGCCCACTCCATATTCAAATCCTTAAACAACTGCCTCAGCGAGATGAACTTCAGACCGTACTTGGCAATATTCCTGGAGCAAGTGTAATCGTCAATCAGGTGCTCCGGCTCAATAACCCCCGAGTTCAGCTCCTGCACCGTGGGCCTTATCCTCTTGACCGCCTCCTCAAAAGTCAGGTCGTCCAACGGCTTCCACAACTCAATGCACCAGTCTGACCCAATGGTGAACCAGTTACCAGAGCCAATGTGCCTGCCATCCCTAAGGAAGAATCTATCATATTTCCACCGGATAGGTGCAAAGTCACAGCCGTGGTGCAAGACCGTGTCCTTCTTCAAGAGGAGGGTTACGTCAGGCAGGTCGGGGTGAATCAGAGCATCGGAGTCGATGTAAATGTTCCAGTCATTACTCATCACTTGGCCCAACTCATAAATTTGGAACTTCTCGTAGACAACGGGCCAGCCATAAAACTTTCGCTCCCTAATTACATAAAATTCCGCGCCAATCTTATCGGCGTAGGCCCTCAGGAGCGGATAAGTCAACTCGCAAACCTGCGGGGCAAAGTCGCCTATGTTAAGAGTGAAGATACACTTTTTCATATTCGCCTCCGTCACCACCCTCTGAAGTAAAAGGTAGGATAGTTCAGACAATTCTCTCTGCCGGCAGCATTCCAGAAACGCAGTCCGGGAAACAACTTTGACTCTCCCACCTCACCAATCCTCACGACAGTCCCGGACTTCGCATCATACCTCACTGCATGCCGAAGCAGTTCCCTCGCCTCCTCATCGTTCAAGAACTTCATAACCGATACTCCTAAGCGTTAATCTTCACCAACGTTGTATTGGCTACGGTGCAGATGTACGCATTGTCGGTGGCCGGATCCCAGATTAGGGTACCGACCGGACAGGGATCGGGCACATTGCTGGCTGCATTCGCAACGACCATCACATGCGGTCGTCCAACCGCAATACGTTTGTTACCGTAAAATGCTTTGTCTACGATTGCTCCCCAAGCGCTCATCCCACAAACCTCCAAACCGGGCGGGCCCAGCTCGACGACCGAACCCGCCCGTCCAAAGTTACAGTTTCAGGTCAACCAGACCGTAGTGCTGATTCGCATCCACGGTGATGACATGCCCAACCGCTTGCTCCTTAACCATATCCGCCGCATTGCCGCTGGACGGCATCACTGCACCATCCACCGCTGCGGACGGATACACCCTATCCCCGGCAACAACCGTTCCGTCAATCAGAACCGCCGCCGGCCCCTTGCACTGGCACCAGAAGTACTGGTTGGCCGTGATGTTCGCAGGGGCAACCCCGACGAGCGCCCCGGTAGGCGGAGACGGATGTTTAATCACACCCTTGCACGGATGCGGGGAAAGGGTTGCCTTTGAAGTATTGGCCGCCAAGGCAGTTCTAAGTTTATCGTACAGAGTAACGGTGACGTTGGCGTTGGCATTGGCAGCCGGATGAGCCTTAATCTTATACATCCGGCCACCACCGTTCGCCAGCGGAGTGTTAATATGTAGGAACCCCTCGGCATAGGCGTTGGCCGTCAAGTCGGCATCCCCGAGGGTCACCGTTACCTGGTAATCCCCCGCATTGGCAGCCGTCGGAATGTTGCAATTGGCATGGTTCGCCTCATGCACAGGCATCTGGCACAGCTGGCCAGCATTAATGTTGGCCCCCGCCTGGCAGTAGACAAACTCCCTACCATCGCTCAGAATCCGTTTGGTACCAATGCGGTGCTTGGCAGTGTTGGATGCCTCGAACAAGCCTTGCAGGTAAATAGTGGGGATTCCCTCAAGGAAGGACGCATACTTTTCGTTGCTCATAGCTTTGGTCTCCCTTTGGCTATGGAGTCCCTCGGGGCAACTCAATGCCCCGAGGGTTTAGAGTTAACAGTACTAAGCAGTGATGTCAGTCAGCACCTTGAGGGCAACGGGCCGACTGGTTACGAGGTTCATGGTGCACACAATCTGGGCAACGCGGTCGTTCGGCTGGTCGGGAATTGCCTTCCAGTCGGTCATTTGCATGAAGTAGTCCTCATCAACCACCAGCTTCAGATAGTTGGGATTGATGAAGTACATCTTGGCCGACGGAGCGGAAGGCGACCAGACAAGCGGCCGACCACGGAAGGTTACGTTGTCAAAACCAGCATCCGCGAGGCGTCTCTCAGTGAGCACCTTCATCTCAAGGTTGACGTCCTCGTACAGCTCGTACGAGGTCTGATCCGTGATGATGAAGATGTCCCTCAAGTCGCTCCGCGAATACTTGATGATGTCGTTCAGACAGGTCCGCATGTCGGAGACCAGATATACGGCAGCAGCCCCCGTTGCGCTCTTGGTCTGGTTACGCCACCACGTGTACGTGGCGCGGTTCAGACCGTGGACCGTCCCGGTAGTCGGGTCGTCCGCAATCAGGTTGCGCAGGCCGTTCGGTTCATTCTCACCGCTCCCATCAGCGAACACAACGCGCTCCAGCTCTTCCCACAACGTCCGCTCAGCCGCAGTAATCTTCCTGTCGACTAGGTTAATCATTGCAGCCTGACCGCGGTTTTGCTGGTCATCCTGGAACCAGCGCACGATGGACACGGCACAATACTTCCAGTCCTCGTACGCCATGGTCAGGATTTCGCTGTCCTGAATGGGAACGGTCGTGCCCTTGGTCAACCAGCGCAGCGTTTCGTTGCTACCGTAATCCAGGGGGATTTCAATCCGACGATGACCACGAACTCTGTCGACACGACCGGCCTCGCGCAACCAGAAGATGAACGGCGTCTTCAGAAACGCCTGCTCAATTGCTTCCCTGCGCCGATAGGCCCAAGTCGTGGTAAAGAGGTTGTCAACCTGCTGAGTCCAGCTGGGCGGCATGGCCTACACCTCCTCTTTGAACACCTCCTGCCATGCCCGTGCCGCTGCTTCCTTCGTCGTAGCCGGTCCCTTCTCCTGTGTGGCTTCGGCCGATACCGTAGAAGGTCGTTCGCCGGCCGGCTGCCTGCGCGGCCGCGGGGGAAGGTCGTAAATCAACCGGTCGCGATCTTGCCGCACTCCTTTCTCAGCCTTGCCTTCGCCACGCTCTGCCTTCGCAAGTTTGTAAGCCTGCTCGATAGAGAGGCTGGGGTTGTTCATCACAATACGCTGAACTTCCTCAGCGTACTCGTTGAAATCCGAGTACTTCGCCTCACACTTATCAATCTCTCGCAACACCTTCAACAATTCCAGCTCCTCAACAATCGGCCGTGCAGCCTTATTCACTTCAGAGATAATGTAATTTACCAACTCCGTTTGCGTCATTGACTCCACGTCCGGCACACCAGTGTCCTTCACTGGTCCGGCCGATTCCTCGGTCTGAAACCCGGATTTCGGACGACCCACTCCTTCGTACGCCAAGTCGTCAACGGTGAATACACTACGCCCCTTGAGGGCAACCTCTTCAAGCTCGGCAATCCTGTCAAGCAGCCGCTCATACTGCTCGGCAGTCAACGTGACAGTGTCCTGCCGGTCCTCTGTCTGCTGCTCCCGTTGACCCTCAGCCTGCTCTTCGCCCTTAACCTTTTCGTTCTCCTCACTCATCGCTTCTCTCCTTCACCAACTCCTTCGTAATCATCCGTTTTGCTTCCTTCATCACGGCAGCGAAAGAAACTTCCAGCTCCCGTCTTGACCACATTCCCTCAACACGTACTTGGACGGCCGTCCCATCACGCATTTCAACCACAATGCGTTTGGACGACTCACCTTCCCGTCGCACGTCGAAACTCGACTCGTCGTACAAATTTGCCGTCTTCTTCATACCAGTCTCCGACTGCTGTGAGTCCGCACATGAACAAAATCCTGCGTAAAAGCTTGGTTGGAGTCACGCCCGCGGTGGACACAATCCTATCGCGGTACACAACCAAATCCTTCGCCAAGTACAACGCTCCGTCGACACAGTTTGAATCTTTACTTGCCACCATCACGCTCCACGTCTGTCGTCAATCGGCCCAAGCGCCTTTGAGTAAACGCCATAATCCTTACACAACTCCTTAAAATGCTCTTTCGTCCGTACGTATATCGGCTCCAGGTCAAAATTCTCGTTCCAATGCGGACGAAACCAATCCCGGCAGCGCCAGTTCGTGGGAATTAGCCTGCCCGTTCCGCCGCACTGACAAGGGTGTGTCCACCGCTCGTCAACCCTCTTCAACGCCTCGAAACGCTTACCACACTGCTCACATTCGTACTCGTACAGTATCATCCGTTATGCCCGTCCGCTCTCAAGCATCTTGCGACGCATTTCCTCAATTGAAATGGGATTTGTCGGTGAGCCGCCGACGCCTGCGGCCATTCTACCCGTCCGGCCGACTCCCGCCGGATGCGGCTGTCGCATTTGGGCTGCGACGTCCTCAAGAGGCATCTCAGCCGCAGGCGGAACCGGTTTAAGCAATTGGTCAGCCAGCGGGTCGACCGATGCATAATGATTCAACAACATCTTACGCAACAACATCTGGTCAATCATCGGGTCGCCGCCCAGCAGCTGGAACAGCTCTTTGGTGAGCTGATACTTGAGCATGCGTGTCATCGGTATGGCGCTGTCAGGGTCGATGTGCAAGTGGTATTCTCCGGCAAGTTCATCGCCAGTATACCGCATCCAGAACGGCTCACCCTGAGGCGAAACAATCCGAATTACCCGCTCCTCAGTCCAAAACTTGAATATAAACTGATTCCACTTTCGTACAATGTTTACGAGAACGTCTGCTACAATATCCTTCCGCTCATCAATCCGCAACTCAAACGCCTGCTCAACTATCATTGACTCCGTCGCGGTTTTCCCGTGGTACGGCGAAATCTGCCCGGCTTGATTTGTACCGAAGCCCAACTCTTCACGCATATCCTGGATTATCGTAAGCGCTTCATGGTACAGCTCCTGAGGCATCGTGGGCTTCAGTTCCATTATCGCATTTGCCAGAACCTCAACATCTTCTTCCACGGCAACTGCCGGGCCGACCACTCCACTCAAAAATGCCTGGAGCTGGTCCTCCCGAATCGCACCGCGCCTGTAAAGGTATTTTATCAACAGAATGCGCCTGTGCTGCGATATCTGCGATTTCACTTCATTAAGCTCGCGCTGCCTCGGAGCAATAATCCGTGCGTCGGGAATGCCCCAGAAGTATTCGGGGTCACGGTTGAATATCACAAATTCATACGGTAACGCCTCAATTTGCAATTCGTCTTCCTGGTCAAGTAACAGCTTGTCTTCACAGATGACGTACACACGTCCGGCTCTGAAATCACGAATTTCCCACAACTCAGCATATTCCTCTTCAGCATGGTCGGGCCCGCGCCAATGCTGCTCTCCCTCTAACTTCTGCATTGGAGTCCGTGTCCCGACGAGGGCTCCCGTATTCCGGTATTTCTGGTCCTCTTTAACGTCACGCAACGGCCGGAGGACGTAATGCGCAATCCAACTCAGACTGTTGGGATCGGACGCACCCCACGGCACCACTATGCTCAGCGGATGCACACGCGCAGCCCACGGCATTCCCGGCTTTACATACGACCGATATTCAATGCGCTCACCGGTCTTGCGCGACACCTGAGTTACGGTTTCACCATCCGGCAACACGCTCTGCGCCGGGGTGTAACCATACTCCGAATCATACCCCAGCTTGATTACTCCGGTGCCGCACAGTAGCCCGTCGAGGCATGCCATCTTCAACGTGTCCTTCAACATCGCTTCGCGGATGAGCATGTTGTCAATCGCCTCGACGACCTTTGCGTGCCACACCATCTCCGGACGCGTTGCCGTGACGGACACGCGGGGCGCCCCAAAGTAAACACGCGGGATCATTGAACGGACATACGAGAACATCTTGTTCACGGGCGTAATATTATCACGCCAATCGCCCCTGTACATCCGTTCGTGCTCACGCCAGTCGTCCGACTTGCCGTACTGCTTCCTGTACTTTACCCCCCGCTTTATCCGTGACATCCACTCGTTGACAAATTCGGTCGCCATGCCAGTCACTTTCCGCGTTTCTTTATCCGAATGACACCATGCTTTTCAAGTATTTCGGCGTAGGCTTTAGGCAAATACAACCGCTCCGACTCCACCCACACGTATTCCGGCAACTCCTCTCCACTCTTCAACGCTCGAAAATACTTCTCATGCATCTTGCGGAAGTGGGTTTTCATCAACTTGGTGTCCATGGGATGTTGCATCCGCTTGCGCCGCTCAAGGGACGTGAGCGCCCGTTTGAGTTTTGCCTCTTCGGGTAACCCAGCAAATTCATCCACATACCGTTTTGCACCAATACCGCGGACCAGCTCGCGCAACACCTCCTTCCGCACGGGCAACTCATGACCGTCTTCGAAAAGGATTGCACGCCACTGGGGACCGAGAACTACCACATCCTTCACAACGCGTCCTTCTATGGTACGCCCAACCAGCACGTCGGCCGTTCGCGAGCGCGGCCCGGACGAAGCACCCCGCCTTATCGCACGCGCTAGGGCCCTGCCAACCGGAACCCAGTCCGCCGCATGCGCTTCACCTACGAACAGTTCGCTCAGATCCATCCCCAGTGCCTCAGGCGCATGTACTTACTTTCAAAGTCCTGGCCGATGTCACTCCTGTACTGCACATCGTTGTGGATGACAATATTCTTCACCGTCCGGTACGCGCGACGTCTACACTCGCGGACGTCCCTGCCCCGTGCGGTAACACAACCAATTACACCGTCGACACCGGCAAGCACGGGCAGCCGCCCATCAAACATGACGTCGGATAACCAAACGTGCGACATTGCGGGCTCAGGCACATCCAATACCTGTACACCCTCAAGCAGCCGCATGTCTGACTCCGCGGGCCAAGGGGCCATGCTCAGGCGCACGGCAATGGAGAAGCCGCTCCCCGCACGGAATTTATCTACGCCGATGGCGACCCCGTAGAGATAGTCGAACAGCGGGTGTAACAAAAGCTCGGCCCACGCCTGAATTGCATCGTACCCAAACCGGGCGGTAAATTCCAGGAAATACAGCTCATCCTTCGTTGCAATGCAATTGACGTCGATGGGCCCAACGTATTCCACCTTGCGCAGTAACTCAGTAAGCGGGACCAACGCGCGCTCAACAATTTCATCGCGCTCGGCTACCCACACAACGTTCCCCATACACCCAGTGTTCGGTCCCTTGTCCCCTTCCATAAACCGCTTGTGCTCTATCGTATGGTTGAACGGCTCAATCCACTTTTCGCCGTCAAACCAGCCCTCAGTCGAGATTTCGACTCCGTCTTCAATGACTTCCTGAACGATACAGGGCGTCAATTCGACTCTGTGTACCATACTCAGTATCGTCCTGTTGTGCCGGTCGGCCGATACAAGTGTGAGACTGGGCGGCTTGTTACCAATGGGTTTCACCGCAAGGGGACGCCCCTTTCCCAATTCTGAAATTAACTCAGCCTTCGTCTTACAAGCCTTACTGGGCGGAATCTTCACCTTCGTCTGTGACTGCACCACTTTCAATGCATAGTTTCTGTCCAACTCAAGTTTGTCCGCAAACCGGCCGCCCCCCAACACTGTTTTCCCCTTCTCCTTAAGGGGATCAATGATTTCACCGCATCCTACCATATCGGCGACAACCAGGTCGTATTGGTCAAGGAGCCGCCGGTAATCCGTAATAACAGTCGGGTTCTTCGAGCCCTGCAAACTGTTACGCGCCACCCGTTCTTTAATCCACATCTTGACGATGTGTCCTTCCCCGGCCAACCGCAGCGCAACCGGAATTCCGTCACCACTCTTGCTTATGAATAGTACCGTCGCCATACGTCGCTTCCAACCAACTGATTAGTGCAACCACGGCCCGCTCCACGACCTTTCCCATTCCTCCCTACGGCCAGCCCGCTTGCCGATATTATCAAGGATTTCGTCGAGTGTGTAATACATGTAGTTGTCCGGCTTCGGGACGTCCTTCTCCGGGAGCGGCTGCGGCTCAAGATGCCTGCCGCGCAACGATTCGAATTTAATCAACCCGAGAATGGCAAGTCCCGTCGCTATCACAAGGTTGTCGGACCGACCCCGGAATTTGCCTTCCTCAACCTCTTCATACGAAATAAGTTCTGACACGGTCATGGAATCGTAGAGGGTCACATTCCCAAGGTAATCCTGCATCGTATCGACGAGCATATGTTTGGTCTGCTTCGAATTGAGCCAGCCGTACCGGGGCGCCGTCCGCATGGTTGCCGGCCTACTCTTATAAAGCCGATTGCGTGGATAATTAGTTTTGAGATATTCCACGACTGCGACACCGTGGTTGTTCGCTTCACAGACTACGAAGGCCTCATTATAATGCCTTGCAACGCGGCATACGAAATCTGCCAACGCAATGGGCTGAATCGTGTTGTTCGCAAACCGGAAGACCTGCTCACCGGTTTCGCAACAGAAGATTACGACCGCGGCGTCATCGTTGCCGGTGCCGCCTGCTGGGTCGACGCCCACAACGTAGTTGAAGCCGGGGCGCGGGTGCCCCAAGAGGAATGAACAGAACTGGCCAAACAGCCGTTGTGAATCCATCCATTCGGACGACTCCGCAAGCTCGACGTTCGTGAATAGGGCACCCCCCGATGCTTGGAAACAGTCCTCGGGCGAGGACGGATATTCCTGATTCATCAACTTCAGGTTCTCGCGCAACTCGCGGAACTTGTGCTCCCACCACGCCATTTGCTGGTTGCTCAAACGGAACCGCTCTTGCATTTCACGCATTACATGGTTGAATCCCGGCGTATCAGGCTGCCACGACCCAACAGGTAGCGTGTACTCATCATCGGCGTACCACGGATAAAACAGGCGCGTATACCCCATCTTGTCGGCATTGAGCCAGATGAAGTAGAAGTCATTCGCTCGGCCGTTGCCCGTCGATTCAATTACAATACGCCCGGCGAGGGGTACAGCCTGGAAGACGCCCGCATGATGTAATTCGGCCTTTTCCCACCAAGCATACTCCGAACAATGGAGGTCCGTAATGGTATCGCCGCGGCCGAACGCTTTGGAACCGGCCGTGCCTATGTAAAACGATGATTCCGTCTTCTTAAAATACATTTCATTCCGCGAATGGCGTCCGAAGCTGGGGCGTGGCCCACGGATGTGGCGTAGGTAGAAATCAGCGCGGTCCAACAACCTTTGCGTCGCCTGCGCTTCATGACTCATTACAACAGCATGCGTACCGGGGATGCCCAAACACCGAGCTGCGAATTCGGCAAGAATGTACGAGGAAAACCCTTTTTGCCGCGCCTTTGCAATGATTGTCCGATTTGTCCGATTCCTGACGAAGAACCGTTGTGCATCGTTGAGAATGAAGGGAACCTGCCGCCCCGACTTCGTCTGGATGGAGAACAGTGATTCTATTACAAGCGGTATGCGGTCCATGTTCATCGCTCGTCCGTCGGGTTGAAGTTAGGGTTGGAATTGAAGTTGGGATTAGGGTTGGAGTTAAAGTTGGGGTTAAAGTTGGGGGTTGCGCTCATCCCCTGACTCTGACCTTGACCCTGATTAAGTATTTGGAGCACAACGTCTTCGGCAGTGATATTTATCTGCTGCTGGCCGGTGTCGCGATACTTTCCGTGTGACCGCAGCCACTTGTCGGCTGCGTCGAGGCGCATGCGCATATCGGGATGTGTGAGCCCGTCGCGGATGGTTTCTATGACGAGTGGATACAGTGAGGCGAACTGAGTGTCCAGTCCGGCGAGCAGTGTTTGGCGGAGTTTAATGGAAAGGTCGCTTGCCAGAATGCGGGACACCGACGCTGGTTGGTATCCCGTGAGTTCGGCTATCTCCTGGTTGGTGTACCCCGAAAGGGCCAATTGAATGACATACACCCACCGATGCGTACGTTTATCGGTGTACCGCCCGGTTTTGAGTATGGGCTGATCCGTGTTTGATAAGTAGTGCATCACCCCGCCGTTGATAAGTAGCGCACCACTTGTTGTTGTTTCGTCGCTTCCTCCGCTGAGTAGTGCGTCGCCCGTTGATGGTTGTGTGTAAAGCTATTTTCGCGTAGTGTATCATATGTTTTGGGTAAATTCAAGGGATATTTGTTGGGGGTTGAGGCCGATTGAAGGGGGTGACATGCACGCACCCAACCACGCATTTACCCCCACCCCATCACCCCACAAACCCCTGAAATTACTAACTTTTCGATAACTATTCGAAATCACTCATAAAATTCATACTTGATTTTCAAAACTGTCGTGCTATAATACGAGTAAAATAAAACAGAGAGGGGTAAGCAAAATGAAAAACAAACCGAACGAACTCAAGGGACTTACAGACGAGCAAATCTACGAATTGGCCCGACTGGGTCTGCGCGTGCGCGAACAACGGCGCAAAGCGAACCGTAAGCGCGCGGCGCTCCTGAAAGCCGCAAAAGCGGCCAATCTCAAAATCGACGAGTAACCCAACAATAGGGCAGGGCGGGCGGGACCAGAAAGGAGCGAAGGAATGGAATGGCACGAACTACCTTACGAAGTCCGAAAAGACCTTGTAGCCGCCGTCACAAACGACTGGCGGGCCGCCGACCGGCTCCTCAAGTGGGCATGGCGCACTAAACTCACCCAGGCCCGCGCCAAGGACTACGTCTACCCCGAAGCGGTAGCCCTGACAAACCTGAAGATGACTCTCACCGGCGAGCGCGGCCGAAACACGGGCCGAGCAATCTACGAGGAAGCCATCCGCACCCTAAATCTCCAACCCGAGTAACCCACACACGCACAGGGCTCAGCCCACGAACCCCCAAACCGTGGGCTGAGTCCAACCACACCGTCCACTCAACCATCGCCCATCATCTACCCAACCGATTACACGCACACACGCATTCGCGCAGCCACGCATTCACACCGATGCGATGTACGTACAACAAACATATGCGCGCACGCGTGCATGCATACGCGCACACACCGAAAATTTTAAGTACTTAAGTACTATAAATTTGACATTTTTGTGACACAAAAATCGATAAATATTTGAAATCACTAAATTTTTAAATCTAGTACTTAAGTACTTAAGTACTATATGGGGTCTTATATTTATTTTTGCTCGCAGCTCTTTGCTGGTTGTGCGTTTGCTCGTTGCGCTCTTGCTGGCGCGTTGGTATGTTTAAAAAATTAATATCTCTTATTCACACACTTCCTTTACAAATTCCCCAAGAATCAAAAAGAAAGACATGAGTTAGTACTTAAGTACTTAAGTACTTAATTCACCCAACGCGGGGCGCTCACCACCTCACCGGGCGGTGCCACTACCACTATCGGCGTCCACCCACCGAGCGTCCACTCTCCTCCATAAATATCTAATTTTACTGGCTTTTTTATAAATATCTGAAATCATTAAAAAATTTTACCCTTGATTTTTGTCGTGGATATGCTAAAATAAAATAAAAACAGAGAGGGAAACCGTGAAACAGACATCACAACGGGAAATGGTCTGTCCGCGATGTGGTAAAAGACATCGAACGCTCAAAGCGGCTCAGCAATGTCTCAGCGGCAGGATCCACGACTATAACTACGCAGCCATCGCCGGTTGGCGCAACCGCCACCCACAGGCATTCGCCGAACGTAGAAAAGCATTCGAAGAAGCGAAGAAGTACCTGGACTCCCTCAAGCAGTAAAACGCCGACCATCGGCCGGCACGGAACAACAAACGGAAAGGAGGCACTCTCATGGCAAAGGAAACCAAAAACACCATCAACCTCACTTTCGGCAACTCAAGCTTCGAGGTGCCCGACAATTACGGAATCAACCACCTTACCGCCGACCAAGTTGCGGCAGCGGCATCCCGGTACATGAATATCCTCAGACAACGCCGGTTCGCTGCCAAAAAACGTCAACTCCTCATCCGCAAAGCGGTCGAAGCCGGACTCGACCGCGAATTGCGGTACGAAGACCTAACGCCGTAACCGCCACACTACGACCGGCCGGTCGGCTGCCTCACCAATCACTGGCCGACCGGCCGGCACCAGGAGGGAACGCAAATGGAAACGCGAGTAGCCGACCTTTGCGACATGCTTAACACAGCGATTGACCGTATCGTATGGGCCCTCGAACGGATACCGTTCGTGCGTGCTGACTCAGCCAACAAGAAGGAAGCAGGGAGAATGATGGTCGAGGCAGTAAGGCTCCTAGCGTCCGCTAGGAACCTTCTCCGGATGTCGTAACAAAAGAGATGCACGTTGGCTGCTCACTCGCCCAAGGAGGGACACTGAAATGGAACTGAAATCCAACTCTAACTCCAAGCTCAAAGTTGAGTGCTGTCGGACGTTCTACCATCAGACCGTCTACTACGTCCGACTGCTGGAAGGCAATGACTGGCCCACAAACCGGGAGCTCCTCGAATTTTGTGATGCCCCGTTCGGAGCACCATTCGGCGGTCGGGTCACTCCGACAAGTGACCCGCGCGTCCGAGTCGTCACCGTTTATACGGACTGACCGACTAAAAGGAGGTCGCTGAATGTCCGAAATTACCGAAACTACTGAAGTCACTGAGCTCGCCGTGGACGAGTACATGCGGCTGCTCAACCTGCAGTACCGGCTCATCATACTTAAACTCCTCGCAATGAACCGGCTTCCACCACCGGAGCGTGAGGGCGTCCCAATCGACCCGTACCTATTCGTTGCCGGAACCACCGCACCGCCACCTTTCAAGTGTGAGCGCACGCGTCCGCGGGACGACGTCCTCGAAATAACACACTTCAGCAACGTACCCTGTTTTGCACTTGAACCCGAAGACGAAGTAAACTGCTATGCTGTCGCTCTGAAGAGCGATGGAACCTTCGGGTTCTACCGGGCGCGCCACAAAGTCGGTGCGTGTCCCTGGAAACTACCACTCCCGTAATCTATAGCCGTGCACCGCCGGCGCCTAACGCCAACGCCCGGCGCGAGTGCACGGCTCATTTTATAGTTAACAAACCGTGCGGCCGCGCAGCGACACAAAAAGGCGGGATCCATGCCCAAACTTTTTATAAATATTTGAAATTACTTAATTTTTTATAACTTATTGAAATTATTAAAAAATTTTTCACTTGATTTTCAAATTTGTTGTGCTATAATAATGAAAATCTAAAAGGGAGCACCCAAGATGACTATAACCGCAAGAGAGTGGCAAGTAATGGACGTGTTAGGGAAAATGTCCAGGGACATTGAGTGGTTGGAACGGACATTCCAAGAGATGGGCCAACGGAAACTTGCGCGGCTAACCCGAGAGGCCAGATACCACATCTGGGGCCTTCGCGAGGACACTGCCGAGGCCTTTGAAACCGATGACAATTCCATACATACGGCCGTAGGTAGGGAAGCGGCACAGAAAGTAATTATCGCTCCCGAGGGTGTGGAAATCCACCGGGAAAGCGGAGTGGAGATCCTCCACCCGTCGGAGGTCCGTTTAATCATGCCCGACGGAAAGTCCCTCGACATAAGGGAAGCCGTAGAAATGTTGAAGGAACACCTTGCCGGAGGCAGCCCACATGTGGCACGACATTTGTAGTTTCACCAAGAGTGGCTCGCGACTCCTCGCATGTTAGTTCCTGTTCTCGACATAATGTTACCAACCTTCGAAAAGGACTCACTGCCATGAAGTATAGCGACAAGCATCCCAACCCGAAACACCTCCGCGAAGTGGAGCCGGGCGTCATATACTGCGAAGGCGAACCAACTCCTTGCTGGAACTGCGGCAGTCCCACAAACTTCTGGGATTTGGACTTCCAGGCCCCGCTGTGCTCCGAGGAGTGTTTAAAGGTAAGGTACGAGGAATACCTCAAAGCCCTCGCTGCCGAAGGAGAAGAAGTCTGTAAATACTGCTCCTCCAGGATGGACACCCTCGCAGTGCAAGAGGCTGGAAACACGGTAGCCTGGTGCCCAGAGTGTGGCTCCGTCGTACTCATTTCCTACTCAGGTCCCAACCCTCCAGACTGGCGACAACCAAAGGCCTTGAGAGAGGTCTACAAGAGGAAGTGGCCTCCACTTACGACCCAGGAAGGAGGGGGAGATGACTAACACGGAGAAAGCCTGGAAATGGGCCCGAAAGGCAGTTCGACCTTTCGGGTCGACCACTGTCGGCAGCGGATTGAAAAAGCTAACAGATTTTGCTGAAAAGTACCTCTACGGCAAACAGGTCCCGACTTGGAAAGAAGTGGAAGAAGCTGCTGACCTCACCCTCACACCGTTCGTCCAGGTCACAACCTTTCGGGTGAAGGACGGATATAAGGAAGTAGCCCACTTCTCTTTCCAACGGTGCACTCTGCAAGGCAGAACAGTGTCCTTCGCTCTGACCAAAAGCGGAGAGGTACACAAAGCGAGGCATAAGAAGGGCGAATGCCCTTTCCGTCGTTATCCACAAACGGAGGGTAACAATGCAGTGTGAGTGGTGTAAGAACATTGCCAACCCGGTTGAGGAACACGACATCCCACTTGCCCAGTCAAAGTTCGGCAACTTCATCGCGTGGGTGTCAGTCGGGGCGCTGGTGCCCGGCTACATGCTGGTCCTGCCGCGCAGGTGCTACACCGCGATGGCAGCCGTTCCACGGTACCTGCGCCTCGAACTGGCGCAGTTCACCTACGATGTAGCCTGGCAGGTAAAGCGACTCTGGGGACCGGACGTGGTCCTCTTCGAGCACGGCCCCATCTGTAAACGCGACGATACGGTGGACGGCGCATGCGTCGCATGTGTTGACCACGCACACATTCACATAGTTCCCATACCGCATACATTCAACGTCGCGATGAAGACTGCAGAGCAGCTCCGGAGCGTACCGTCACGCCGCGTAACGGTCACAACTTTGTCCACCCTCATGGGCTGGGACTACCTCTTCATCGAGCAACCCTCATTCGGCGTCGGTCTCGCGTTCCTTAAGACCGACGACGCCCAAGGGTTTCGCTCCCAGCTCATTCGCAACGTCATTGCGGATGAGTTCGGGCTGGGCGACTACAACTGGCGGACCGAACCGCGTTTCGAGAACGTAGCGAAAACAATTGAGAAATGGAGGCAGCGATGAGCCCGCGGTCGAAACTAAATTTAAAGGACAACACGATTGAGGTGGCCAGGCGCGCAGCGTCGGCCATAAAACGGATTAGTGCTGGCGAAAGCGTGGACGTTACGGAGTTGGACGTTCCGGCCGAAGTAGCAAACGCCATTCGGCTCTATGCTACAATAGATTCGCACACGGATGACGAACTCCAATTCGCACTGGCCGCAGCCGTTACGCAGAACATACTGCGGGCAATGCCCATTATCATGGGCCTCACGACACTGCTGAAGCCGTGGACAAGGCACGCTGAGTACGTAGCGAGAACGGCACTCATCTTCCAACTGCTCACACCACCCGACGTCGAACTCCCCTTCGGCAAGGGTTTCGAGGGGCGGCTGATAAAAGAGTTGGTCCACGAAGCGGTGAGGCGTACTGAGGAGGCACTGGCATGCGGCAAAGGAACGTAATGTTAGCGAACGTGCTGACCGAATCACGGATTGCACGATGGGAGCCGCCCTACATTGTGCAACCGAAGTATGACGGTCATCGCGCGGTAGCGGTCGTTGGAAAGGACGACGTAACCCTACTCAGCGCAACCGGACGGCAAATCACGTCGGTTCCGCATATTGCCGCGGCGTTACACAAACAGACGGGCGGCCGTGAGGTCATCCTGGACGGTGAGCTCTACTGTGGTTCCAAATTTGGGGCGCTCTCGTTTCAGCGAGTGGCCTCATTCGTTCTCTCGAAGTGGCCGGCCCCCGGCTATGAAGCGGTCCAGTACGCAGCATTCGACGTTATTAGTGAGGACATACAGACCGAACGGCTGACCGACCTCCTCGACGTACTCGGCGAGTGTAAGCCGCCCATTCACATTGCGCCCACCCTGATGTGCTACTCGCTTGACGAGGCATTGAAGCTGCTGGGCGAATGGCAATGTGAGGGACTGATTCTTCGTAATAAGAACGGCCTGTACGTCCCGCGCCGGTCGCTTGACATCCTTAAGGTGAAGCCGACCATGACTGACGTGTTTACGGTAGTCGGCTTCCAAGAGGAGATTGCGAAAGACGGTCGCGCAAAAGGGCGGTTGGGTGCTCTCATTGTTTCGGACGACGAGGGCCGAATCTTCTCAGTCGGCTCCGGACTCACAGATGCCGAGAAGGAAGGCTGTTGGGCTGAGCGCGACCGTCTTATTCACCGTAGGGTAACCGTGAGGTTCCAAGAATTGAGCACACACGGCATCCCGCGGTTTCCTGTTTTCGTAGGGTTCAAGGAGTGAGCCGTGTCCAGGCTGCGCAGAGAGTTCATTACATGGGTACGAGCCATGGGCTACACCGAGTTCCGTACGCGGGACGTCGTGTGGTGGTATCAGCAGAACAAAAAGACGCCACAGACACCGGCGGACTACACGAATATGTACCGGCTCATTTTGCACCCGCTCGAAGCAAGCGGACACATTCGCCGCGTGACACACGGGATTTACAGATTGGTCGAGGGATTACCGGAGCCCGATGACCACACTCCCGCTGTTGCCGAAGAAGAGGATGAATTTCTCCGCTATGTAGCGGAGAAGACTAAACAAAAAAGGGAGGTTTCTCACAATGGCGAAGGTTGACGAACTGGTTAAGGGTTACAGCCCCGAAGAGGTGGCCGAAGGTCTCAAGCTTCTGAAAAAGAAGCGGGAGCGCCTGGAGAAGATTAAGCGCGGCGAGCTGAAGGGCTCTGTCCCGCTCAGTGTGCTCCGCGAGACCAACCCTGAGGCGTACCGCAAGCGCGTTGAGCAGAACCGGCGGAACGCCATCCGGAACCGGCTACTGATGAAGAAGGCCATCGAAGCCGGCATTACTGTAACGCCGGAAGAGGTTGAGGCCGCCATGCGGGGCGCCGGCACCGGCAAGTAGCGTGCACCTTTGACGGACGGCCCACTCTACCGGGCCGTCCAAAAAATTTTTACCCTCGGGGGTAAATTCATGATTGAAAAAATGATGTATGCAGCCATCGCGTTTGGATGGGCGGTCATCGTCTATTCCATCGTAGAAATCATTCGGGAGTGGACAGAGGATGAGTAAGTGGAT